ACTAATTGTACTATCGCTGATGTGATTGGATCAAAACCCATTAGATATGAAACTCCCTTTTAAATTTCATAGATCGTCTGTAGATAGTTGAGTCATCAGCTATCCTTAACCATTTTAAAGGTTGATCTACTTCTAATAAATTTCTAAAATATTGTTTAGTCCAAGACATAATCTCTCTTAAATTACTTTTAGCAACTGTTTCAATATGCCAAATATTGTTTCCTGATTTCCATTCATTAGCTTTTAGTTTGCCAGTTGTCATAAATCTTTTTTCTACTTCATCACTTAAATATGCCCAGTTAGTAAAACCTACAACTTCTCCATTAACTTGGTGCAATTGATATTGTTCTAAATTAAAAGAAGGCAATATTGCATTTACTAAATCTTGGTATTTCATTTTATCGTATCTTGGGAACTGCCTATACAGATGTATAATTTTATATAAATCAGTTATGCCTTGCCCCATTTAATATCCTTTGCTGTTTGTGAAGCATAATCAAATCCGACATCAGTTGGGAAATGTAATGCTTGAGAGTTTGTGTTAGTTTTTCTTCCTTTAACCTTATCAAAATCTGCCCAATGTGAAGCAATAGAAATACTTACTACTGAATTTGTATCATCTTCTTCAATACTTAGGTTTTCAATTCTTCCATCAAATAAAAGAAATGGATAATTAACTAGTGCTTGGTTCTCATCTAAGAAACCTCTATATACCCATGCTCTCTTATCCATGTAATCATTGTTTAAAAATAATGAGATAATAGTTTGATCTGCACCACCGAATTTTACTACTAAGTTACTTACTGAAACTTCAGAAGATTCTGCTGATTCTGAACTTCCTAAAAATAAAGATGAAGTGTTGTAAGTGTTTCCATCAAATGTAATATTCTTATAGTGATCTGTATAATAACTTCCTGAACTTACTCCTAGATAAACAAGTTCTACTGGATTAAGTTTATTAGTTGCTAATTCTGTTATTAAAGAAGCATTGAGTGATCTAGGCATTACAATACCTCTATAAGATCAACTTCGTATTGAAAATAGTTTTCTGTGCCTACTCTAAATTCTTGAACATCATTTGTAAGACCAACAGTAAAATCTACACTAGAATAAATAAGTATTGCGTTATCTGCAACACCAGTTCTTAATGGTGGTTCAAATGTTAATGTACCTTGACCAGAACCATTAGAAGATACATCTGCAACGCACATATAAACTTTGTTTTGTCCTGTAAATCTAAAAAAATCTCCTGCTTTAAATATTCCTGATGTACTATTTGCCATTCCATCTATTGCAACTGAAGTAACTCCTGCACTAATAGCACCATTAACTCTAATAACTCCTGAAGCAACTCCATTAGATGAAGCCATTGTAGCTGGTGTATATTGGAATGATTCTAATTGTGATCTTTGCTTCATTATGAAAGCTAGAATAGGTGCAAATTCTGATCTAGTCATAATTGGAAATGATAATGTTAGTTTAAATCTTTGTCCGTCAATTTGTCTTGCTTGTCGTCTGCCAGATACAGTTGTTGAAACAATAGTATTTTGTTGTGAAGTTATTGAAACTCCTTTTGTTGTAGGTGTTGAAGGAAATGTACCACTCATTATACTAAACTAGATTTTCCTTTCGCATTTAAAGCTTGGTTCATAATATTTACAATAGTTGATCTATTATTTAATAGCAATTCTTTTACTCCTCGTACATCTGTTGCAACGATAGTAAAATTATAACTATTAGCACCTGTTGCTAAATCTTGATTTGGAATAATAGTTCCATCTGTATTAGGAATAAATAATTCTCTACCACGTTCTCCTACAGTTATTGGCATACCACCTCTAACAGCACCACCTTCTGCCATTCCAACATAAGTATTTGGTATTCCACCTATATCAGGATTAAATCCACCACCACCACCAAAGAAACTTTTACCTATGTTAAATAAATCCCCTAAAAATCCACCACCACCAGATGAAGCAGATATTGAAGCTTGTGCTACTTTTTCTTGCGTAATAAGTTTTTCTAAAACTAATTGAGATGCTAGTCTAAGTAATATTTCTATTTGACTAGATATAATTCTAATTAAAGCATTTTGAACTGCACTCTTTAAAGTTTCTCCTAATGATTTACCAAGAACTATTGATTCAGCGATACCTTTAGAAAAATCTTTTATTCCTTGATTTAAAGTACCAGCTATAATTTCTGCTGTTTTGTTTAATTCATTTAATGCACTATCGTTAAGTTCTTTAAATTTTCCTATAATTTGATCTAATAAAGAAACTTGATTACCTAATCCTTGACCAGCTTGATTAATTAAATCATTAGTTATCTTTTGATTTTCTATATTTGTTTTTTGTTGTATATCAATTTTATTTAAGAAATCTTTAATTGTTGCATAAGCACCAGTTTCTTTTTCAAGTAAAGAATTGTTTTCTTCCAAAAAGAATTTTTGATTTCCAAATTGTTCAACAAATTTCTTTTGTGCATCTAATAATGAACCTAAAGCTAATGCTACAAATTTACCACCTGTTCCTAATAATAAAAATCCTACTATACCTAATTCTCTAACACCTCTTGGTAAAGAATCTATTATTGTTAATAAACCTTCAATACCACTTACTACAAATCTAAAAATAGGTGCTACTGCATCTATGATTAAACCAGCACCTAATAATATTCCTTTAGTTGCATTTATTAATGTTTGCCCAATTTTAACTGAAAATTCTTCAAATGTTTTTGAATTGTTCGTAATAAGATTATTAATAGTATCTAAACCAGCTTTAATAAAATCAAAGAAACCAGCTTTATTAATATCAGTTTGAAATTTAGTAAATGTATTAGTTAATTTTTTTAATGTTCCTTCAAATGTACTTGATAATACATCAGTTGCTTGTCCAAATCTTCCACCTACACCAAACACTCTATTAAATGCTTGTTCTGTTTGGAAAGCACTTATTTCTGCATTTTGTGAAAATCCTAATAAACTTGCTACACCTTTATCTTGAAATAATCTTGCTGAGTTTATTCCTTTAGTAAAAGCTTTTGATATTTGTTCAGCAGATGTTTGAAAGTCTAATCCTGTTATTGATGCAACATTACCAACAATCTGTAAGTTTTTAGATAAGTCATCAGTTGTTTTTGAAATGACTGCTAAATTGTTTGCAGAATTTACTATATCATCAAAAGCAAAAGGTGCTTTACTTGCAAATTGAGTTAATGTGTTAAATGCTTGTGAACCTTTTTCTACAGAACCAAATAAAAATGATAATTTATTTCTTGTTAATTCTGCTTGGCTTCCAACATTAATTAATGACTTAATTGTTATTCCTGCACCTAAACCAGCTAATGCGTTTCTTAGATTAAATATTGAGTTCTTAATATCTGTAAAAGCTTTTGAAGCATTGTCTATGACATTAAGTTTTATATTTAGTTGCTGATCTGCCATGTAGTTTCTCTTTATCTGCCTTCACTTTAAAGTAAGCTATCCAATAATAAAATTCATCTTGAGTCATCAAGAGAACTTCTTCCATACTTTTTTTTAATTCATGACCCAGAGCAAGTATAGAATATAACTCCGAATCAAATCTTACTTTTTTTCAGCTTCCTCGTAAGAAACACCATTCAACATTTCTGTTGATACTCTAGCTATAACATTTGCATCAGCATTATTCAATAATGTTAGCTTGTCATCTAGCTTAAATATTTTATTTCCTTCTGAGTCTTTTGCTTTTAAAACGATTGCATCTACTAATACTCCAAGATCATCATTCTTAGCACCTTTAAATAGGTTTCTTTTTTCTCCTAATGTAAATGGTGAGCAGTATATTATTAAAGGTTTGCCTTCCTCGCCCCACTCAGCTACCTCAATCTTTTTTATGCCTAAAGATTCAAACTGTGCCTTCACTCTATCTATTACGTTCATTTTTCTTCCTCTATTTAATTAATTAACTTGCTGTTGATAATGATAATGTTCCAGTTCCTTGAAAAGAAATTTCAGATTCAACTAGTCCATCAAAAGAAGCAGATACAGATTTACCAGTTACAATAGCTGTTCCTGTGTAATACTTATCTCCTGCTGTAGCACCTTCAAAATAAAAAGATACTGTAATTTCAGAACCTACTGTTAAAGCTATTTGTGCTGTGTCCACTTCGTCCATGTATAAAGATGCAGTTCCTGTCCAAGAAGTTAAACCTGTTTTATAAGTTCTTGTAGAATCTCCCATTGAAGTATCTTCAATAGTATCTCCAGTTGTTTCTAAAGAATAACTTCTAAGTTCTCCTAAAGTATTAGCACCAATTTTTATCAGTCCTTCTGACCCTGTGTGTGTTGCCATTTTTTGTTCTCCTATTTGTTTATATTAAGGTGTGCCAGATGTGTATTGATACATAACTCGCACCACCATTCTGATACCACCTATTGGGAACAAAACTCCTTCATCAGTAGAAACTTCTACCACCTGAGTTTGTTTTGCGTACCCACCTCTTGTTCTATCAGAATTTATTCTTGTTTCAATCGTAGTGATTAACTCATTACGTTTTGTATCAATATTAGATGTTGTTCCTTTTACATATCCAACAATTACGAAATCTGCTGTTGCTTCTCTTAAAGCACTTGTAAAACTTATTGTTTGATCTGATCTAATTTCATTTCCTGATTGTACGAAACA